AGCTAAAAGCCAAACTCAGGTGGTGGTGGAGGCGGTGGTGAACTCAGCTAAAAGCCAAACTCAGGTGGTGGTGGAGGCGGTGGTGACTAAATAATCCGACACGCAGGCTTAAATGTAGTTTTATGCTTGACAAATAGGAGAAAATGCTCCCTATGGGAATACTGCAGACTCTATCTAATATCCTACCTACGCGAAAAGTAGAAGCTCAGTATTCTCCTGCGATAATGGATACGAATTACGGTTACGGATCCTTTAACACTGGTGTTAGCTCTGGTATTGGTCCGGGAATTATGGATCGTCAAGCTGCGATGCAGGTACCAGCAGTAGCAAGATGCAGAAACCTTTTAGCCGGCACAGTTGCCTCGCTTGATTTAGAATTATATAAAAAATCTACTGGCAAACAATTACAGTCGCCAGTGTGGTTAGACCAACCAGATTTAAGACAACCACGAAGCGTTACGATGGCTTGGACCATTGACTCATTAATTTTCTATGGGCAGGCTTTTTGGCGTATAACTTCTTTGTACGCCGACGACTTACGACCTTCTGGTTTTGAGTGGATCGCTAATAACCGTGTAACTATTACTACTAATAAATATGGCACTGAGGTCGAATACTATTCAATTAATGGACAGCGCGTACCAGATAGCGGAATAGGATCTTTAGTAACTTTTCAAGGATTAACTAATGGAATTTTATTAACCGGATCTCGCACTATCCAATCTGCACTTGACGTAGAAAAAGCCTCAGCAGTTGCATCACAGACACCGATGGCAACTTCTGTGATTAAGAATTCCGGTGCAGATTTACCAGAAGCGCAGATAGCAGGATTATTATCATCATGGAAAGCCAGCCGACAAAATCGCAGCACTGCTTATTTAACTTCTACTTTATCTGTAGAAAATATAGGGTTTTCTCCTAAAGACATGTTATATACAGATGCGTCCCAGTTTTTAGCTTGTCAGGTTGCCAGACTAATGAACGTACCGGCCTTTATGATTTCTGCAGAAATGAATAACGGTTCTAGCATGACTTATCAAAATATTTTAGATGCACGTAAAGAATTTGTAGCTTATTCGCTGCAGCCTTATATTTCAGCCGTTGAGAATCGTTTATCTATGAACGATATAACTGCTAATGGAAATATCGTAAAATTCGCAGTGGACGATACTTTCTTACGTGGTGATGCTATGGATAGATTAAATGTAATAGAGAAAATGCTTTCTCTTGGTTTAATTGATGTTAATCAAGCTAAAGAGATGGAAGACCTAACACCCGATGGAAATGTAAACCCAGTAATAGACGAAGAAGGTATGTAATGGATAAAACTATGCACTTAAATTTAGCAAGCAGTATAGAAAGCAGCGATGCTAGCCGTCGTTTAATTTCTGGAGTTGTACTGCCGTTTAATGTTATTGGTAATACTTCAGCTGGCCCTGTAATTTTTGAAAGTGGTTCGGTTGAAATACCAGATGCTAAAAGAATTAAATTACTAGCACAGCACTCAAAAAATGATCCTATTGGCCGCGCTCAATCTTTTCAAATTACTCAGGATAAAATTTATGGCACTTTTAAAGTAAGTGCTAGTTCTAAAGGTACAGATTATTTAACCCTAGCTGCAGAAGATTTAATTTCTTCTTTATCTATTGGGGTAGATGTTTTAAAAGCAAAAGAAAATGAAGATGGAGTGTTAGTAATTTCTAGCGCTCGTATGACCGAAGTGTCTTTAGTCGAAAGCCCAGCTTATAGCGAAGCGATCGTAACTAAAGTAGCTGCTAATGAAGCAGAAGAAGTACCAACTCCAACACCTACCGAAAGCGAGGCTATCTTGGACGTAAAAGCTCCAGAGCCAACAGAAACACCGGCGGAAGCGGCTACTCCAGTAGTAGAAGCCTCTCGACCAATAATTACAACTCCCTACAATGCTTTAAATTCTCAGACTGTACGTCATGGAATTACAAGCAAGGGTGCCTACACAATGCACAAAATTAAAGCTGCTATGGGTAATGATGAATCTAAACTCTGGGTAACTGCATCAGAAGATATGTCACTAACTGCAGCAGGCGATGATTTTTCTTCTGCTGGAATTGGATTTAATCCAACTCAGTACCTTTCATCTATTGTTTCAACACAAGGTAATTTCGGTCGTCCTGCTATGGAGTGCGTAAGTCGCGCTACTTTGCCTGCTTCCGGTATGACTATTAATCGTCCTAAGTTTACAACTTATCCAACTGTTACTGTTGAAGCAGAAGGCGGCGCAGTAGATAATACGGACGCTGTTTCGGCCTTCTTGTCAGCCACAGTGTCGAAGTACAGTGGTATGCAGACAATATCGATAGAGCTTCTAGAAAGAAGCGATCCCGGCTTCTTCGATGCAATTACTACCGAGTTACAAAATAATTATAATAAGGTTACCGAAACTGCATTAATCTCTTTCTTAACTGCACAAGGTACTCAATCATCTGCACAAGCAGCCACAAGCGCCGGCTTAATTGCTTTCGCTACTGAGTCTGCACCTGCAGCTTATTTAGCTACTTCTTATTTCGCTAAGAATTATCTATGCGGATCTAGCCAATGGGGATTATTACTCGGGGCTACCGATACTACCGGGCGTCCAATATATTCCGCCGCTAACCCAATGAACGCTGGCGGTAACGTTGGTGCTTCATCTGTTAAAGGTAATTTCTTAGGCCTTGACTTGTATGTTTCACGTAACGTAGTGAGCACTACAATCGATGAAAGCGCTTTCGTAATTACACCAGAAGCTATTACATGCTTTGAAAGCCCTACGGCTTATATGTCTGTAAATGTAGTTTCTAATTTACAAATTCAAGTTGCCATTTATGGTTATATGGCACTAATGGCTAATGTCGGCGCAGGCGTACGACGTTATAACCTAACCTAATAAGTTAGATAAATTAATAATCTCTAGGGCTTAGTAGCCCTTAGCCCTAGAGAGCTAGTCGAAAGGATTATCGTGGCCGCAACTTATACGACTATGCAAGAATTAAGAGATAATCTTGGAATTGGCACTTTATACGCAGATGCAACAGTAGAAGAAGTATGCCAAACTGCGCAAGATTTATTAAACCAGTATTTATGGTTTAACTCTGCGCCTATAGTGGCTACTTCTATAAATAATAATGTTGCTACTGTCATGCTAGCTAATCCCGGAATCTTCGTAACTGGGCAGAGCGTAACCATATCGGCGGCAGGATCGACCTATAACGGCACTTATACTTTAACTGGCACTATTCCTTTTTCTACAGGTACTACTAATACTCTTCCGGCTTTCTGGTGGACTTGGGCTATACAAACTTTTCCTACTGGTTATTCTTTTATTCAATATGCGAAGGTAGCTGCCGATGACCCTTTCCATCGTGTACTACCTTATGGTGCGGCAACCGGGCCAGATCACAAAACAGCCACCTACGCGAATACGCCGGCTATCCGTCAAGCCAGCCTTATTCTCTGCGTAGATATTTGGCAGGCCCGGCAGACTTCAATGGCAAGTAATGGCATGGACGGAGTAACTGCATCACCGTACCGACTTGGTTACCAGATGATAAATAGAATTCGCGGATTAATACAACCTTATTCTAATCCTTCTTCGTTAGTCGGATAATGCCAGCCGCAATAACTACCCTTCGCACCACACTAGCGACGACTTTAACTAACGCCGGAGTATGGTCCACTTTCGCTTACCCTGCACCTCAATTACTCGCTAATTCAGTTACGGTCACTCCTAGCGATCCATATATAACACCTAGTAATAACTCTCAAATAAATATTTCACCTATGGCTAATTTCGATATTCTCATAGCTGTACCGGCTTTCGATAATCGCGGTAACTTAGCCGGCATGGAAACTTTTATAGTAGCAGTATTTAATAAACTATATGCAGGTAGTTTAGTCTATAACGTTAGTAGTATCTCGGCTCCGTCAATTACTACGGCTGCGAGCGGAGATCTTCTAATATGTAAAGTAACCGTTAATATCCTTACGAGTTGGAGTTAAACAATGACTACAGAAGCAGAAGCAATAGCCTTCTTAATTAAGACAGGCCAGTTAAAAGATGCACCGAAAGCAAACAAACCAACAGCAGCACCTATAGAAGAAGACAAGGAATAACCAAATGGCAATTTATTTAAATAATAACGTTGGAGTTAAGTTAGCCACTGCCGGCGCGCTTACTACTCCTTCTATCGACATTAGCGATCACGTGAGTAGCGCAGTTTTAACACAAACCTTCGATGAACTCGAGGTGACTTCGCAAGGAAATAACAGCCATGTCTATGTAAAAGGATTGGAAGCCGCTCAATTATCGCTGGAATTCTTTAATGACTGGGCAGCTTCTCAGGTTAATACAACCTTACAAGCTGTTTACGGTCAGACTATTTCGGTATCTATGATTACTGTTAAAGGTACTGCAGTAAGCGCTACTAATCCTACTTATCAATTTTCAGTATTAGTAAACAATTTAACCCCAGTAGGTTCAGGCGGCGTCGCTGACACTGCCAGTTCTAATATAACTTTTACTGTTAATTCAACAGTAACCGTATCTACTAGCGTAGCCTTCTAAGGGGATCTTATGGCAAGGCTAAAAATCACAAGGGCTAATGGCGAGGTAACTGAGCATAAAATTACTCCTGCTGTTGAAATGGCCTTCGAAACTAAGTACGGCTCTGGAATATCTAAGATGCTTCGGGATTTTGAAAGGCAGAGTGAGATCTACTTTCTGGCTTTCGAGTGTTGCCGAAGGGCAGGAGTAGTTACTCCTTTAACTCTAAATGAGTTTGTAGATTCTCTGGAGTCTGTAGAGGTATTAGAGGACGAAAAAAAACTTTAGGGCGTGACAGCCTGCACTATACGGTGGCTTCGCTTTCTTGCGAAACCGGCATCGCGCCTAAAGAGTTTATAGATATGGATCCAGAAATGCTTAAAGCCATTATTCAGGTTTTAAGCGATAGAGCTAAGGAGATCAAAAATGCCAGTAAACGTAAGCGGCATTAAAGAGATGAAGAAGGCTCTATCTTTAGTGGATAAAGATTTATTAAAAGAAGTACAGGGCGAGATTCGTGCAACCATGATCCCAATTAGGGATAAAGCTAGAAGCTACGCTCCGGCAGATACAGAAGTATTATCAGGCTGGACTAAAGCGGCTGGAATAATTGGCCCTATGAGGTATCGGACTTTTCCTAAATATAATCACCAGCAGGTAATAGATGGAATTAAATATAGCGCCGGTAGTAATAAACGTAATAATAAAGGCTGGTCAGCTACTAATTACGTATCTAATACCAGCGCTCCCGGTGCTATTTATGAAACTGCAGGGCGTAAAAATCCTGGTGGTGCGGCCTGGATAGGTCTTAAAGTAGATAATAACAATAAAGAAATTTCGCACTCACTTAATCCGAAAGCAGGCGCTCAATTTATAGCTGCTATGAACGTTAAGAGTCCATTAGTAAATGCTAGGCCGCAAGGTATGTCCGGTAATAACAGAGGATATAAACAGAAAGGCCGCTTAATCTTTAGAGCTGCAGCAGAAGAACAGGGCCACGCGATGCAACGTATATTAAAAGCCTTAGATAAAACTGCTAATACTTTTCAGAAACGCACCGAGATTAGGCAGGCTATAAATGGCTAACTTAATATTTTCGATTTTATCTACCTTTAACGATAAAGGATTAAAAAAAGCATCTAAGCAAGTATCCTTTTTTGAAAAGCAAACTAAATCTTTACAGGCTACCTTTTTAAAAACCTTTAGTGCTATTGCTTTATTAAACTATAGTAAAAAGGCCATAGATGCTTTTATAAAAGATGAAGCTGCTGCTAAGGCTTTAGAAACTCAATTAAAAAACACCGGTTATCAATTTTCTGCGCCTAACGTGGAATATTACATAGCAAACTTAGAAAAAATGACCGGTGTCCTTGATGACCATTTAAGGCCGGCTTTTCAAACTTTACTTACTGCCACTGGATCTTTAACTCAAAGCCAAGCAGCATTACAAGTAGCTTTAGATACTAGCGCTGCTACTGGTATGAGTTTAGAAGAAGTAAGCTCTGCATTATCAGCAGGATATAGAGGACAAACTAAAGCACTTAGAGGTTTAGGCGTTACTCTATCTAAAAGTGCTTTAACAGCAGGTCATATGGCAGAAGCCTTACAAGAAATCGGCGCAGCCTATTCCGGTCAAGCTGCGGCAAGACTTGACACCTATGCAGGTAAAATGGATTTATTAAAAGGATCTGCAGCTAGGGCCTCAGAAACTATTGGTAAAAGTTTAATAGATGCTTTAGCGGCTCTGGGTAAGAATACCAGCATAGCCGATACTACTAAAAAAATAGAAGGCCTTGCTACAGCTATAAGTAACCTAATAGTAGGACTTGGAGTACTTGGATCTAAATTATCTGATATTGGTAATAGCACCGGACTATCTAAAATATTAAGTTTACTTTATAAAAATTCCATTATTGATTTATTAACTCGCGCTGGGGCTGGGGCTTCGGCAGCTATGAACGCTCCTAAATCTAATTTTGAATATAGTTTAGGTACAGGCGCTGCTTCTGAATTAGCCAAAATACAAGAATTAAAAGCGCGAAAGGCTTTAGTAGTTCAACTTAAAGCAGAAGAATCTTTAAAGAAATTAAAAGATAAATACGACGTAGAGCGTATCGGGTTAATGGCTGCTCTTAATTTTGCTACCGATGATGCAACTAAATTAAAAATAGCTGAGAAACTGGCTATTCTTGACGGTAACGCTGCTAAGGCTGGAGAGTATCTAGCAACTAGAAACGCGGAGCAGGCTTTAGAAGAGTTCGCTGCTAAAACCGAAACTGCAACTACAGCCTTATTACAAGGCGCTTTATATTTTAGGGACTGGGTAGCTTATCGAGCCGGTGAGCGCGGAGATCCCGGCACCATGAGTAACGTGCCTAGTGTTAGTGGCGGCGGCGGTATTGGCGGCGGCGCTATCGCAAGTCCAAGCCAAGCCGTAGCCTTTAATATGGGCGCAGTAGCTCGCGGTGAGTATGCCGGCGATGTTTATGTAAGCGTGGCTGGATCAGTACTAGCCGAATCAGATTTAACCGACACAATTTCACGCACAATATTACAAATAAATAAAATGGGGCGCGGTACTACTCCTGCTGGTGGCTTGTCCGGTGGTACATAATGGCCTTACCTACGGTTTATGCAACTATAAACTTTTCTTCTGGTCCGGCTTTCGCTCAGACTGCAATAATAGGATCGGCGGTATTTGGTACTAACGTGTTCGGCGATAGTGCTGGAGTTATTGTAGATGTAAGCGATCAGGTAAATTATATTAAAACTGTAAGAGGTCGCAGCTCTTTAGCCGACCAATTTCAAACAGGTACTTTAAGTATGCGTATAGTAGATCAAAACGGAGATTTTAACCCTTTAAACGTGTCCGGGCCATATTACGAATTACTTACTCCCATGAAAAAAGTACAGATTACAGCTACCTATAATGGTATTTCGTATTACCTATTTTCTGGCTTTATTACTTCATACGTCAATACTCAGCCTAAAGATGCGCAAGAAGTAGCCTATACGACTATAACGGCCGTCGATGCTTTAAGACTTGCTAACCTTGCCCAGATAACTACGGTAACTGGTGCTACTGCTGGAGATTTAAGCGGCACTAGAATAAATCAAATTCTGGACGAAATCGACTGGCCTAATACTATGC